TTTGTGAACTTAGCAAGTTTCTCTATGGATGATTGTAATCCCCCTACAAAATCTTTCATTATTCCTATAGATAACCCCTGAATAGCTGAAGTGAATTTAAGGAAAGAACCCTGAAGTGTATCCCCAATAATCTGAGCCATTCTAGCAGCCTCTCCACTAGACTCCTTCATTTCATTCCTAAGCTCAATCATCCCATCCGTATTACTAAGCATTTGCTCAAAAGCAGCAGCCTGCCTTAAATCAACAACCTGTAAAATGTCAGCCATATCTCCTCCTTCATCTACAAAGCTTTTCATAGCAGGGACTAACTCGTCTAACGAATGAATAGTACCACCAAATGCTTGTGATAAGTCAGATGTAGGGTCTTGCATTTTAAGTAATATATTTCTTAAAGACGTACCCGCAATAGAAGCCTCAATACCCGAGTCAGCCAATTTAGACATAATAGCTGCAGTATCTTCAATAGAGAATCCTGCCGCCTTAGCAATAGGAGCAACCTTAGTCATAGAAGTTTGCCATTTCTCAATATCCATAGCAGACTGACTGAAAGAAACCGCCATAACATCAGTAACCCTTCCTGTTTGGTCAGCATCTAATCCGAATCCCCGTATAGCAGAACCCGCTACTGTTGCGGCTCTAGCTAAATCACTACCTGTAGCGGTAGCTAAATCAAGAGTTGGCTTTACTGCATTTTGTATTTCATTAGCTGAAAATCCTAATTTTGAAAAATTTAACATAAGTTCTCCAACTTGTGTAGCTGTAAAGAATGTTGTTCTCCCTAATTTCTCTGCAGTTTCATTAAGAGCTTTAAATTGACTATCTGTAGCACCTGAAACAGCGTTTACTTTCGCCATTACAAATTCAAATTCAGTAAAAACACTAACAACTGAACTAATAACTCTACTTATCATTCTAAATGCACCAACTACAACACCGATAGCTGCAGCACCTTTAATAAACTGCTTTGCCATTCCATTAGATGACTTTGTAACTTTTTTAGAGTCTGTATTGTTTTGCTTTAGAGCTTTATTCATATCTCTAAGTGCCTTTGTCCCTCTATCAACAGCTTTAGCTCTAGCTATATATGCTTTTTCTTGTTCTTTCGATGTGAATTTTCCTGATTTAGCGTACTTTTCAGCTTCTTTCTGTTCTTTTCTTAAGTCTTTTAGTGAGTTTTTTAAATCAGCAACTTGTTTAATGTTTTTGATTTCTACTTCTATTGCTACCTTGCTTTTTATTGCCATAATTTTATTTTAGCTTATCGTTAATTGTATTGCTTTACTTTCTCCTGACTTACCTATTTCTGCATCAATCTGTTTTAATATATCATCTTCTACCATTTTATTTATTCCCATAGAGTCTGCAATACCAAAAGCATAATCTATGAATCCTGTCCTTCTTGGAGCAACAAGTAGTCCACCTGCAGTATAGTAATTATGTTTAAGTTCTTCCGTTACACTCCAAATCCTTTTTTTAGAGAAGTTTAAGCCTTTTAATTTGCTCCAAGCCTGAATATCCTCAAATGTAACATTAGGAACTCTGCTCTTTCCGTTATTAACCAACCACATATATTCAGTATCATTTACAACCTCCATAAATAAACTACCTCCCCTTTCTGAAACAACAGGCTTAAAAGATGAATATAACTTCTTTGATGCTACGTGTTCCTGAAACACAAGCTCTGTTTGAAGCAACTCAATATAGAAATGACCTGCAGTTTTTAACGCTTCATCTATTATTTTATATGCTGACATTATTCTATTGGCTGCCCTTCCTCTAGGGGTATTGATGAGTTGTATTTTCTTCTTAAAACTTTAGCTATTCCTGAACCTATCAAGTCTGTAACCACAGGCATTAAATAATTATTTTTTTCTTTAACGCTAATTGATGATATAGATGCGGAATTTCCATTTACATCTGATGTAAAATCAATAAAAAGTATATCTGCTGTGCTATACGCTTGGAAATCAAGAGTTATACTACTTGTAGGTAATTCGTAAGTAACTATATCAGATTGTGTTAATGCGTATGGCTGAATAGTAGAATAATAAATCCTTGAAATACCAAAAGTACCCGCCTCTACAGAACTATGAAAGTTTATAGTGATAGAATACTCTTTACCTTTAATCAACTGCTTTAGTTCCTGAAATATTCCTGAAGTACTACTTATGCCTCTTGATACAGATACAGGTAATGTAATTGTATTATTAATTGAGGATGCAGCAATCTCTGAACCTGATGAAAACCTATACCAATTTGAGTTAGTGTAAGTTGGCAGACCTACAGATGCTACTGCTTCTGTAGCGTAATTTGAAGTTGATGTAATTATATTAGTAGCACTTAATGTTGATGTCGTGAAAGAATCATTAAATGATAAATATTCATTAGAGAGTAAAGGAACAGATATAAATACATCTAAACCTTCCTCTAACGCTTGCCCTCTGCTATTTATTTGCTCCATTTCTTAATTATTATTAAAAGCAGTACTTACTGCTATATATCCTTTATCCTCCCAAAGAACAAGTTCTACTTTTGTAACTTCATTATTGTTTGGTTTGTAATCTATAATTCTATTTATTCTGTAATAGTACCCTTCAATATAAACTAACTTTCTTAAATCTAAATTATTCATATCAGTTAATTTTAGATTAACATATACTGTCTTTATTCTAGGATTTGATTTAATCTGCTCTATCATTTTTTGATAGTATGTCTGATAAAGACCTTTGTAAGCGACAGAAGCTCCCAATGTATTATTAGTAAAATCATAAGTTCCTTGACTTACACTAGCATAAGTTAATGGCTCTCTAGGATTCGAAGCAGCAGTCCATTTATCATAGCTACAAGCTCTAACAAGTTGAGTGTAAAAAATGCTTCCATATCCCGGTATTACAGTTTTAAAACTATCCCAAATTTGAGTTCTTGTCATCCATCGTATTGGAAATGAAGGTACGGCAGCACTATCCATTTTAATGTAATTAACTAGTCTAGGTAAAAAGTTATATCCTTTAGGAGGTCTACATCCACTTCCTGCAGTTGGAACTGCTTCTGTATCACATAATCCCCAAAGATTAGCTCTTATAGGAGTTGCATTTGTACTTGCTGCCCCCGTTAGAGTTTGACCATCTTGTGAATTGTAGCAACCCGCGAAGAATGGATTTTCAAAAATACTTTTACCTACCTCAAACTCACTACTTAGAAATTCTCTATAAGGAAATTCATCTAATATGCCATCCCAATATGTATTACCTCTATGCTCTACAACCTTATCATTAGAATCGGTTTTGTACTTGAAAATAATCTCTCTTTTAAGTTCAGATTGAACCCATTTATCTTCCTGACTCCTAGATAAATCTACCTTATAAGTCCAATCTACAGCTTCATTTTGATTCTTGAAAAAATCATTAAATGGTTCTATGTAAACAATTTTTGAAGTTGTATCTGTTGTAAATTGAAGATTAAAAGCGTGAATAACCCCCTGTAAAAAACCTAATTGTGAGCTTTCCCCATCTATAACATCTTTTAAATCAAAAGTCTGACCATACTCAACAGTTTCTCCTCTCTGAACTATAGATATTAATCCATTGCTTCCTGAAGTAGCACTTGAAGTACCTCCTAAAGTTACTCCGCTACCTCCATAAAGGTAAACATCCCAACCGATAGTCTGACCTCCACTATCTCCGTGACCCATTCTATATTGAGTTCTAAATCTAACCTTATCATTCTTATTTAACCATTGATTTTCTATAAGTAGAGATTCGAAGTTAAAAGGCTTGTCCGCTGCAGGAGGAGAATTAGGGCAACTGTAATATATTCTTGAATCATCAACAGGAAGTCCATATGAATTTCCTATATTATTCCAACTTGTCTGACCTGCAGTTTGAACTTCACATTGAATTCTTATGTAATCTACTTCGTTTCTATTTGAAGTTCCCTCACATACTGACTCTAGCCAACCACCAATGTTATCCATATTTATATCGTAAAAACCATATTCCTGTATAGAAAATTCTCCATTAGTATTACTATACATTGAAGAAGGGTCTGTAGTTATAAAATTACTATTAGTATCCCATTTAACAGTTAGTGACTCCCATCTATCCTGAGATGCAGAAGTAGAAGGGGTAACTACAGAGTAATCCCCTATATATGCCTCTCCTCCTGAACCCGCTTGAAACGAACAATATATACTATTCTCTGCAACTCTTTCATTAACATTATTATATTTAAAGTTTGGCAAAAGCATTGTAATACCTTTAAACATATTACTATGAATAAAGTTAGACACTATAGTGTACCCTTCCTGATTAAATAATTGCTTAATAATGTCGTAAATAAATATAGCAGGTCGCCAATCCATACTAGGTATTGGAGTAGGATATTCAACACTACTATCATCCCAACCACTATATCCAATATTAGCTGAAGTTCCAATCCCTGCATCATAGGCAGTTTCAAGTAATTGAATAGCTCCTTCAGCCCCTCCTTCATTGTTTTCCCCGTAACCAACAAGTGGATACACTATAGGAGTTGTACTTGCTGTTTGAGAACCTCCGTATGGAGTCTTGTACAGTGCATCATCTACATCCCAAGTTGATGTTATACCTGTTAAGTTAGCCTGAAGATTTACACCTGCATTTCCTGTTCTCCCATTAAGATTATCCCAACCACTTCCATCCTCAACGCTATTAACACTTAAATCTTTTAACGACTTATTACTTAAAGCAGATGCCCAATCAACATTATTGCCATAAAACACGCAGGAATAGTACAATGGGTCTGTAGATTTACCTATTGCTGTTATTTGAAGCAATCCTGTAATAGATAAATTTTCATCTACTGAAATTCTACATTGCTTTTGATTAGATATTGTATTTGTACTTATATTATAACCTTCATTATAAGAGTATTTTAATATCTTATTATTATTCTTTGTTGCGGGTATTTTAAATGTTTTAGTATAGGTTCCTGTTCTTGAATTCAGATTCCTAACGTCAGCTACTGAGAAACTCATAGCCAAAGGAAAATCATCTGAATCTCCAACATCTAAACTACCTAAAACACTTTCATTCCAATTAATCCCACCCCTTTGAGTTATTTTAGCTGAAACTGTTCCTGATGTTCCTGTTCCTGCAAATATTCTAGCTCCTTGAACTCCTGCCGCTGTAAATGCACCTGTAGTCGTTCCATTTGTAGACCTCCTAATAGTTGAAGGGATTCCATTTGCAGTACCTGCAGAACCATTAGTAGAAAATCCTATATCTCCCGCTCCTGTCTTATTAGAAACAGATAGAGATATCTCATATTGCATTCCTTCTGTTAAATCTCCCGTTACAGGGTACAAGTAGTCAGTTCCTGATGTTGTAGGTATACTAATCTGTGTTGAACTATCTATAGTCCATCCTTGATTTACCGTTGGAAGTGTAAAATTAACTTGATTATTTGAGAAATCATCATACTTATAATCTAAAAGCTCTATCTTAATCATATTTTAATTCCTTTGAGTTGGTATTCCTTGAGAATGAGTATATTCTATATTGTATTTTACTAATCCTTTCTCTTGGTCTAAAGAAACAACCTCTGAATTAGTTATTATTACAGGTTTGTAAATTACACTAGAAGGTCTTAATGTTGGATTCATAGCATTCATATGGTATGGAGCATCTGCCTGATAATCAGTTTCATTATTAAATGCTGTTGATTCTTCTATCCACACATTTGGAGATTGAAAAATTTCTCTAAGCCATTTAGCCTCTACAGCTCCTAAAGGCTCTGTATATGCACTATTGTTTATCTTTGCGTCAACACTTAACACTTCAGTTCCTCCTCTATATGTATCAAAACCTCTCATTGTATCATTATAATAACTACCTGTAGCTATTGCTCCATTAGAATCTGTATCATCTTGCATATATCTTCTTCCGG